CTGGGAACTCATTCTTGAGAACCCATGCAGTTGGTAGTTGATAGGTGTTACCATACAACCACGCAAACCACAATCGCTCTTCGTCATTGTGTTCGTATCGCTGGTGGAGATAGTTAGTGCACCACACTGCTGGGTCACAGTCGCCGAATTTCAGCGACCATGAGTACCAGCGTATGAATTGCTCACGCCTCTCTTTAGTTATTGAACGCAGGGAGGACATCAACAGTAATATCAAGTTGCATATAGTTAATCATATCACGAAGTTTATCAATATGCTTCTCTTGGTCTTCAATCGCAAGTTCGTTTTTGTTCTTGAAGTAGAGAACAATCGCGCCTTTCTTTTTCTTCACATTATACATACGGTGCACAATATAGCCAAGAGCCACAGCATGTTCTGCTTTGGAAGCAGTCGCATGAATCGCGGCAGTGCCTTTGAGTTCATACTTCTTGACTTTGTGGTTATTCAACCACTGATCATCATAAGCAATTAGATTATCCTGATACTTCAACGCATTTTGTTGCGTTTCAAAGTCATTCAGAATTGAACGAAAAATACCATTCAACTTCTTCTTGTCTTCAGTGATCAAAGAGAATCGCTCATAGATCAATTCACGAGCACTATCAACTGCCAGTGGATCAGAAAGATCAATCCCCTCGCGAACCAAAAAGTTATTAATGTTTCGCTTAATATCAGCATCTGTATTCGTCTTTCGAACAATAAAGTCTTCCTTGTTCTCAAGCATACCAAAAAGATCATAGTTTGATAGACGAGTTTCTTCGTCAGCACCAAACTCTGTCTCGTTAATATACACGACAGGAATTTCTTTCAAACCTGTTTTTGACACTGCTTCGAGACGATTGTTACCGTTCAAAACTGTGTTTACAACTTTGTCTTTATTACTAGAGACAACAACGACAACAGGGTCCTTCAACAACCATTCCCATGCGTCTTTAGAATTTTGATCGAAACGCGATTTAATTTTACGAACATGATTCACATCAATTTGTTCAACACGAATCTGATTACGCTCATATCCGTGAACAACTTTGACAGGATCAAGAACAACTTTATAATGCCCAGACTTGATTGCATTATGGATCGCAGTAACAGTTGCTTTATCTTGAAGAAATCTATCAACTGGCTTAATGCCATCTGAGCGACCTTCAATCCAATCAACAACTAGTTGTTTGTGCTCAACAGTGAGCAATGACTCATCAACACAATGAGCATTGTTTGACTTATTATAGAATTTGCTCTTATCCCAAGACATACCATAGTCAAGACCAAACCACTCAATCGTTTGAGCAAGATCATCTTGAAATGCATTGCCTTCAAACAGCAAAGACTTTTCAACTTTTCCTTTATAGTAATCTTCCCAGAATTGGGGATTACTGATCGATGAAATATAATCGGGTCTATCAGTCTTGGGAGACTTATAGCCAATATTCATCATTCCGTTTTCGATATTACGGAAACCATAAACATAACACTTCTTACTAGTCAACATATCAAACTCCTCGGCAAATAACATTATGCCATATTAGGTTAATGTTGCACCGTTATTGGTAGCAACAGATATAGTATAGACTATTTCATAACAAGAGTAAACAGCAATTTTAATAAACTTGTACACACCCACCTTTTCCCTTCTTATACACTGCTGCATTTATCACAGGATCGGTGAGATCATTGATTCCATCGGAGAAATTCTTGCCATTTATCTTGAACATACTGAGAGAGCATCCGCTCTTTTGTTTTCCCAAGAATTTGAATCCCATTGATTCGTAGAATACAACTGCATCAGGCTCGGCTGAAACGCGATAGTAACTGGTGCCAAGACCTTGCGCACGATCGAGAGAGTCTTGAGTTAGAACTCTTGCAACACCTTTACGTCTATGCTTGGCAAATGTATGTAATAACTGTAGATTGAAAACATATGGGGTTTTCTTTGAGCGAGTTGTGATGATCGCGCCTGCCAGTTCCTGCTCCGCCGTCCCTTCCCAATATCCGATACAATACTGCCATTGTTGTTGCATATCTGCTTTTGCGACGAAAGTCTTGGCAAAAGCATCAGCCTTGTCTTCAGTTATGTGTGCGACAAATTCGCCGCGAGTGGTCTCACGCAGCGTCATGGAATTCGCGTTTCTTTTCTCCGCGTTCCTTTGGATACTTGGTTTGAATCCAACCAAGATACTCATTTACATTCCAGATAAATGGAGGGAATCTGAAATTATCCCCTGCCAGAATTTCTTTTACTGAGGGTCCGTCATTCAATGCAGCGTCGATAAACTTTTCTACAAATCGAAACTGTGATTCAAGTTCATTACGGCGAGTTGTTGAGCGAAAGCAACGAAACTCGATTGTACCAGTATGCTTCATACAGTATGTGTTGATTGCATAACGGAATGGGCGACCCATTGATACGCCATCTTTGCCAGCAGCATGTAGTTTAATGAAGTGATCAAAGTCAGTTGCAAGATTGATAATGTTATCACACATATACTCTGGCATTGGACGACCACCATCGTATTTCAAATACATCTTGGCACCTTCACATGACTTCATGTCCTTTGTTTCGTAGAAGCCATAGCATGCATCAATGGTGTCTTGTTGATTGGCTTTGATGTAAGCAATCAATCGTTTTAATGCAGCAACATCGTTCTTAAGTCCTGGAACAAAGACATGAATGTGACCATGATTAACGCATGAGGTGGATGGTTGATTTCCATATTCAAGAAACATCTCATAGAGTTTCATCACACGATCAACTTGTTCCTGCCAAGTCTTAGTTGGCATCATATTGACTTCGCCACCCATCCATGGCTCTTTGCCGAGTGGATCACATGCACGATATTCAAACGGAGGATGCAAATTGACAATATCCGTTTCAGCATATTCCCATTTACCAAGATTCGGAGGAATCGTCATTCGACGGTCAATATCACCCCACTCAATCTCAGCACCGTATGTAAATGTTTCTTTATTGTACATGCTGTAAGTCCCTTGCATTATCAATGTGAACAAACTCTCTACGAAAGACACCCTTGCCCATGGTCACATATGAATTCATATCAATCTCGATAGAACCTGACAAGTCAGCGCGTGTGGCGATATCTTTCGTTGAAGTAATTATACCGCCATTTGGCAAGGAAGTAAAATAAATTGGACGCTTTCCGTTGCGATAGAAACGCAATTTCTTTTCAGCATAGAGTTCAATTACTGCCATTGAAGCATTAGCAAACTCTACAAGCGGAGACTTCTTTGCTTTGATTGTATGAAGAATCAATTCTGAATCATTGCGAGTTTTGCAATCATAACCATAAAGATCTTTCCACTTCTCTGGCATCTCTTGACTTACAACGCCATTGTGAACAATCGAGAGAGTTTCATCCCAAAGTGGTTGATTGTAGTTTAAATCAGAGGTTGAATATCGACAGTGACCAATTAGATATAGATTGCCGTCTTCATTCAATGCTGTTTTTAGATCAAATGCTTCAATGAATTTTCCTGCAGGAGTTGCAGAAATCATTGTGTTAACTCGATTGTTCCGAACCCAAGATACACCAGTTGCGTGCAATCCGCGAATACTCGACTCGCGAAAAACATCAGCAAGCATGATCAAATCACGAGAACTTGGATTCTCTAGGAATGCACCAATTACAGCACACATATTAGGCGAACAAATCTTCTAGGGTAGAAATCTTTTCGTATGCTTTCGGATGATATTTTTGTACCATCTCTCTTCCACCATTTCTTTCCAAGTAGTCATACCACTCTTGTTCTTCCCACATTCCTTCGGAAATACCGTTCCAAAGACGTCGTTGGAGTCTGTGTTCCTTGTTCTTTCGACGTGACTCAACATAATTAAATCGATGATCTTCATACTCTTTGCTCCCAAGTTCGAGCATCTTCTCGCGCAAGTAACATACAAGACTGATTCGTTCAGCCACATCATCTTGCAATTCAATAGGTGTATTGCCATGAATGTACTCATGATTATTAACTAACAACAAGTCACCTGGACGTACATTCACAGCAATACGAACTTCTGGAAGAATTAGATATCCACCTGTATAGTTGCCATTGTTAGACAATACAAGAAGATTACTCAAGCCATTTGAAAAGTCACCAGCATCACGATGTGCAGCAGTGCGGAAAGTTTTGTTCACAGTGATTGTTGTAAACACAGTTTCTGGAACCAAGAATGCTGGATCGATTTTATTTGCTGCTTCTCTCTGAGCCGCATGACGAGTCGGAAGTAACTCAGCAAATCCACGATCTAGCGTTTGTAGAAACGGGAACGAGAGTTTGAATTTGTCATATGAATGTTGTGTATAAGCGGTTGCGCGACCATATGGAATGCGCGGATAACGATCGAACCATCCAGCAATGCCAGAGAATACAACATTGGCATAACTTGTATCTGATATATAAGTTTCTGAAACGCCAAGTGCTTCTTCTTTGCGTTCTTTGACAGACATCTTTACAACTTTTTTCAGCCAAGATTCAAAATCGAAATTATCCTCTTTGACCTTTGAATTCAACCAAACCATACCGCGAGCAGATTCTGTATCAGTGTACATCTCGCGCAATCTTTCAATTTCTTCTTTTACATTAATTGCAATGACTGCATTTTCTGGTTCTTTCTTTATGAAATCAAGAACACGCAACTGAAATTCTGTCACCCACTCACGACCACCACACTTCTCACCCTTTGGTCCAGCGGCAAGTCCACGATTCTGAGTTTGTGTTGCTGCTTCGCGCAACCCAGCATATGCCGCTTCTTGTTGTTCTTTGCTAAAATAATTTTTGCGAAACTTGAATGCGATATTATTTTCATCTTCGCTTTGAAAATAACAATCAGTGTCTTCTTCAATAATGGTATCAAAATGCGACTCATCTAAGAATTGTCCTAGTAGATGTTCACAATCAACTTTTGATTTTGCGATAATTACTTTGGTCATAATTTTCTCCTGCTCATGATATTATATATCCAGAAGAATTCAATGTCAAACTCAGTATTTTCCGAAACAAATGAAACTGTGGGGGCATTGCACCCCCACAGAACTTTTTTAGTTTTTAAGAACAGGCTGATTAGCCATTCATCGAAACGCTGATGGCGTTACGATAGAGGGTCTTGCGAGCACGAGCAATCTGACCGCGCTCGAGATAATTCGAGAAAGCAGTCGAAGGATTGCCAAGGCGATACGCAAACACCTTCTCACCACGCGAATTGGTGACGCGATTGGTGTATACAGAGATACCCTCATTGCGTGCACGATAAGCGAGGTCGGCAACATTCTCAACCTTGAACAGATTACGAGCCTGTCGGCTGGTGACCTGATTGCCATCGGCGAGATAAGTCACAAACGAGTTAAGTGCATTAGACATATAATATACCTTCACAAAAACACCCCTTCAATAATATCGCAAAGTTGGGGCTTGCCTTGCGATATACCATTTATTATATACTAACAAATGGCAAAAGTAAAGTATCATTGATAACTTAATGATAATTAAAGTTTATAACAACTCTACAATTTTGATCTGTACAACCTGTGCCTGTATGTTCTAAATCAGCACTGAATATTGCAATTCTATTCTCAACACTAGAAATTTTAGAACCATCACGAAATGCAGTGTATCCATCATTTGTGTTCAAATACAATACTGCA